TAAGGATTTTTAGGAAAGTGAATCCACTTATCGTTAGGCATCTTTTTCTCCGTGTTGTTTTTTAGCGACTTCGCTATTGATAGTTTGAGCTAGGATATATGGTTCGTATTTCAAGTCTAGATCAAGAGACTCTCTGGCATATTGAAAGTCATCAATATTACCAGAAAGATAATCTTCATCTAGTGCTGCACGTTTTATTTGATATTCGTAGTATTTACCTTTAGGCATTATTCTTCTTCTCCATAAACATCTATGACCAAACAAGTTTGACTATTTTCTATTTTGGTACATAACCAACTAATAGCTTTGTAGTTATTAGTTTTCCAGTTACCATCATCATCTTTAAATAAATGAATCTGATCTTCTGGAATTTCTATTGGGTCGATAGATAGTTCGTATCTTTTTTCAGTAGTCATACAAACCTCCTTCCATGAGACTCACTTTTCATCTTTAACATTCTTTGATTTTTTACATGAAGTGGTTCAGAGTAAGAATTATTGTATGCTTCTAATTCAGCATCACTAGGTTCGTAATTAATAATAGATTCGATAGCTTCTACAGCATCATAAATATTATCCCAAGTTGGGACGTTGTATTCAGCATCACAAGGCCAACGACATTGTAGTTTTTCTTGTTCTTCAATGTATTCTTTAAGAATAATATGTATAGAATCAAGTCTCATTTTGTAATCTCCATATAAGGTGAATCAAAATCGTCATAAAGGTAGGAGTCAGTTTCCCACCAATCGACTATGTAATCAGAATCAAGATATATACAAGTGTGATCGAATAGATCAGGATTCTGTTTCATGTAATCGTGATACCACTCTGCAAAGTATTCATGTAAATCAGAATGTACTTTGTAGTGTTGGGCTATTTTAAGTGCATGAACCTTACAATAATCTTCAAAGTCAATAGCTTTGAAAGTCATTTCTTTCTCTTGCATAACTTGATCTGGTAGTGGGTTATCAATCATTTGTTATCCTCGATAATGGATTGTACTTTTGAATCAAACCAATCGGAGTCAGTAATAACATCTACTTCATGGTTTACTAAATCAAGAACGTAATTCTTAATTAGTTTCGTAAGTTGTAAAGAGAACTCTTCATCAACTTGATTAATAATTGGATCGGAAGTCATTTTCGCTAGCGAAATTCTCAGTTGAAAGTAATTTTTTTAAGGTAAGTGTTATTTAATATAGCTCCGATTTTCCTGCGCAACTCATCATCTTTATCAGTTTTAGCTTTGTGATAATCACGAATCAAATCCTGATAAATTTCAGATTTTAGTTCAGTTTTTTGCTGTTGAAGAATAGACTCTATAGGTTCTATATCGTACATTTCTTCAACTTTTGTTATCCACTTGTAAACTGTTTTATCACTTACGCAATAATCAGCAGCAAGTTTAGAAGCTATCTTCGTCTTCTTTACATTGGAACGTAGCATCTCAGCAATAGCTTCAAATGCTTCATCTCTAGATTCTGTAATGTTCATTGGCATCTCTCCTCAAACCATTGTCTAGCTATAAAGGCAGCAGCATCTTCTAATTCTTTTTGGTTAGAATCAAATTGATACTTATTTTTCTTAGTGACATATTCAAGAGCTTCTTCGTAAAGATTTTCAAGAATTTCATCATTTACAGGGTGGCTCATTTTTTCCTCC